TCTTGTACTGGTTCACTTATAGTAGGACCATCTAATATCATATATGATGGAAAACCAGAACTTGAGACATAATAATATTGCTCATCTTCAAATAATGCGGATACATCAGTAGATACTTGATCTAAAGCAGTCTCTACATTGGTATTTGTTGGTGCATCTACAGAATTACCTACCTGTCCTAATACCCACCTAGGCTGGTTTGTACCAGTCTTAACAATTTTAGGATCAGTTGTCTCGAATCCTGGGTTAGAGACCTGTATCTGGTCTCCTACAGCAGAGTGTGGGTGTGAATCTTGTGGAGAGAGATTATATACTACACCTAGAGTCAATAAAGATGCATTAGTACCTTCAATGATTACTGGTTTATAAACTGAAGTACCAGATGCATGTGTAGTAGGTACACTACCTCTCTTTTCAATTATAAACTGTGTAGCAGTCTTATTATCAAATTTTATTTTCTCATCAGCAATAAGAATCTCACCAGTTGGTTCCCATCCAATAGTAGAGAAAACATCTATTCTTTTTCCTACACCATCTGTACTAGGAAGATTTCTCTCTAAACGAGTCTTAGTTGAGACTGCAAAGAATCCATTAACTGTCTCAGGAGCAAGTACAATATTCCATATTGATTCTCCATCAGCAGTATTATCTGGATAAACATTATCTACAGTAGCATCAGCATATCCATATTCATCAGTAACAGACTGTACTATCTTCTTACCAATTAATAACTTAGGATCTCCTGATATAACTTTACATTTAAGAGCATAAACACTTATCCAATCAGCATTAGATACTTTATATGTGTAATCTCTTGGTTTGTATACCTCTGGTTTTGTATCATTATTAACCAGAGTATTAAAAACAAATTCAATAGAACTATTAGTTCCTTTGGCCTTATAGAATTTACTGATATTCTTAATCAGTGTTCTCTTATCAACTTCACCTTTAAGATACTTCTCAGGGAAAGAACCTAGATACTGACTCTCAAAATTTCTAACTAAGGCATATAGAAATAGATTACTTACATTATATACTGTCTCACCTGAATTATGAGGTGCAGCAGTGGTGCTAGAATAGGTTGAAGTATTGTATAGGTCACCAAGGGTAGTATTTCCACTAACGCCTCTTACACACTCTCTCAGCTCGGTATCAGTACGTGTACCATAGAATATAATTTCATCACCAATTCTTACGTAACCATTTGCCTGTGGAAAACTCGACGCATCTTGTAGTACAATTGTATCAGCAGTAGCAGAAATATAAGCATCCAAGCTATCAAACTGTCTAAGAATATTTTGCTCATAATAATCAATGTTGGAATAAGTTTGTAAATTGCTGGCAATATCTAAGGGGCCACCCTGAACTTCCTGACCTTCATAGTATTTCTGAACAAACTTGTGGAAAAGTGGGTATTCAGATACTATAAACTCAGGTAGTTGCGACTCAATAAGAGTGCTAATTCTTTTAGTCTTTACTGCCATTACTCTTTATACGCAACGAAGCTGGAATTTGCAATGTCAACATCAAGATACATCTCTCGAAGTGCCTTGACATCATTAGATAGTGGTTTTACTCTAAGTGAAATACGATTGTCGAAGAAACTACCTTTAATAATAGTTAAGTCGTATAATTTTAGTTCACCTTTAACATAATCAATATCACCAACTTCCTTGTCCAGGACAACCTTCTCACCAGTTGAGGAATCTATTCTATATAGGACAATCTTCTCATCTCTGTCTTCTAAGTAGACATCAAAAGTAGGATATTCTGTTACTCTAAATCCTGTTGATGAGAGAACAGGACTATCACAATCCTTATCAAATGCATTCTGATAACAAACTTCATAGAAGAAAGTAGAATTTAATTGAGGATAGAAGTCTCTCCTCATAGTAATTGATGTTAAATTAGAATTAATACTCGGATCTGCCTCATCAATTACAGCAGTAAACTTACTATATCTAAATTTACCCTTAAATTTCTCTGTACCACTAGTATTAGTATATGCTTTTACTGCACCAATGGACACATCTCGTATTTCAGCAGGAGGAGAATCTGTTTTTGACCCACTATAATAGATCTCACTGGTCAATTCTACATGTAAAACAGCAGGATCAACGATAACTGGCTCAACAGAAGCAACAACATACTTCTTTAACTCCTCAACAATTTGATTTTTAGTCAAAGATGTCAAATATGAAGCATCAGTTGGCTTTAAAACAACAAAAACTTTACCATAATCAGGTGGATCTTGGTCTTCTCCACCAAAAATTATGATATCGCTAGTAGCAGGATAGATATTTCTTACGATTGCACCATAATCTTCAGCAGTTACAGCACGATCTTGAGTACCAAACGTCTTAGGTGCATTAAATTTGATCTTTTCTGTGGTTTCTTGATCTTCTCCACCAGCAGCAGGAACAGAATTGTTGATTGTTACGTTATATGAATTAGGAGTAAGACCACTTCCATTAACTAAAACACCATTAAACACAAAAGATTTGACTCCATTGGACTCAGAACCAGATGTTGTGATGTAAGTTACACGAATTTGAGCATTATTTTCTAATTTTTTACCTAAAACACCATCTCCAAATATCAATTCATACCTCTCATCAGCAATTTCTTCTAAAAAGAAGACTTTTGATGTGCTATCTACACCTAAAATATTGTCTGCCTTCAAATATGGCTCATTAAATGACCCTCCAGTAGGATAAACTTGGACTGATATTGTATTTGTATCAATATCTGGGTTGTTTAAAATGAATTTTTGTGCTTTTTGTGCTGTCTGAACAGTAAATGTCTGTGATACTTGGGTTCCTTCTCTTAAAGGAACGTTAGTGAAGACGGCCTGATTGTTTGCAACTGCTGCTTTTACACCTTTTTCCACAACATATTGATAAACATTGTTATCATAGGTAGTAAAAAACCCAGTTCCACCTTTTAAGTTTAGTTCTGTATCGGTAGTAGGATTGCTATAGTCAACTGTAAAGTCAATATATGCAGTAGGAGATGTTTTTGACTTAGGTGTATATCCTAACTGCTTCGCAATTGATACTACATTGTCTCTCAGAGACGCGGAATCAATGAACAATTCATTGACTACCATGTTTGTGTTGAACGCAGTATAGTACGTATTATAAGCAAGTACGTCTATTAAGTTAGATATAGCAGAACCTTCAAAATCATAGTCAGTAAAATCTGACTGCGACTTTAAATAGTCCTTCAGCGTAGTTTTGATCTGCTCAAAATCTAAATTAGCAACTTGAGTATAAGGCATTTATCGAGTACGTTCTAAGAAGAAACCTGCCTGTTGTTGTCTATCTTCTCGTCCTATAATTCTATAGAAAAGTTCTACCTCATATCCATTAGTATTGAAGTCTGGTTCGCATCGAACATCCTCTACAATTACTCGTGGTTCCCATCTTTTAATGGTTTCCTTAACCTGAGACTTAATCATACCAGCAGTACCATAATCTAATGGTTCAAATAATGACTTCTGGAGATTAGATCCTAGTTGGGGTTGGAATAGACGCTCACCTTTCCTAGTAAGAAGCAGGTTCTTGATTGATTGAGTAATCGCAGCCTTATCCTTCACCGTGATTACATCATCGGTTACAGGATGCTTCTTAAATGTAACGCTTAAATCTTTAAACGTTTGGAACGTGGGCATTTAGACACAGCAAAGCTATTTCTATTTATCCACTGTAACTGAATAGAATGTATATTTCAAAAATAATTCATCGCCCTTGTGGATGGGCTTAATTGTCTTTACGAAGTATTTGTCATCTTCTAACCACTTCACACAGTTAGGATCTTCTGAGTGGTTTATGAACCCACCCAGAGGTGTTCTATAGATCACTTCGTCCACAATAAGATGAGACATACCCAATACCATACCAGCAGGTATATCTTCTCGTGCGAATATACCTTGTCCTGCTATTGGACTATCTTTAATATAGAGTCTACTGGGTAATGCTTGATACATGATCGGCGTTTTCGGTGCTCGGAGCGTGCGTCAATCTAAAGGTGCGTGACACTTTGGACAGAAATCTTTCTTCTGTGACATGAACTGTTGATAGATATCCTCACACATCTCATGAGCAGAGTGTCTAGGAACCATCACCTTGTAGATAAGACCCTCCCTAGCGGAAAGAGTCTCTAGCATACTACCCACTTCTTTCCAGAGGGCCTCATTGTCCAAGTTCTCGTAACTCAATTTCCCTGTCCTCTATACTTCTTCCTCGCAGAGTTACGCGAGGTGGCACTCAACTTCGTGTGTTGGCTACGCCCCTGTCGCGTTTTCTTCGGTTGAGCAGCAACGTAACTGCTAGATCCCCACACTCCAGATTTTGCTTTTGCCATAATTCAAAAATAATGTATGTATATTGTAAATGATTCGGTAAGACTTGTCAAGACCCGACAACCACATTAGCAGATCCTGCTGAAATCTTATGATTACTTGCCATATCACCTACAGCAAGACACTTCTTTCCTTCCCACTCTACCTTACTAGAATAAGTTGCCGTAAATGGTGCAGGTGGACAACTAACACATATAGGAGGAGTGCCTGTAGTATGTGGTGTAAATCCATCTCCTTCTAATGACACCTTCTGATTATTCACTTCAATCGTACTAGACTTTTCAGTACCTTGAAGAAATGACATAGGATCACACCCATGAAGGTTATCAACCTTATCGTTAACTCGTGCTACAGATGGCATTAGACTGAACTCGCTGTTTTTACTAGATCTTTCTTAAGACCTTCTATGTTATTATGTAGGTAGTCCAGTGTATCTGAGAGGGACTCGTATTCACTCTGCTGAGGACGACGATATATCAACGATGGCTGCTCTAGCTGGGATATTCGCTGGTCCAGGTTTTGCAATCTCTCTGACAGCATCAGGAGTGCTTGTTCCAATTTTTTCTGATTCGCTAGTAACTCTTCCATTATTTTGATCTCCACGTAAAAATGCCTCTGCTGCTCGTGATTCAAACGAGTCGCAGAAGCTGTCAAAGTTGTTGATTACATCATCAATGTTTTTAAATTGTTCCACTGTAACCCTCATCTAGATTTATATCACCAGCAGATGCTGTATCTTGACAACAGTGTGCCTCATGATGATGCTCCTCTTGTCTATGCATATGTTCTAATACATGGTCGAGTTTACCTTCAATGTTATGAAGTACATCTACCATCTCACGATGTGGGTCATATCCTTCAGGTGGATGGAGATCTCCTCCATATCCTGCTGGTGGTGACACGGGCGTTCCTGGAATATTTCCAATTACTTCCTGAATAAGGCCAGGTTGTGAAGTTACCTCTGTACCAGGCACAGAGCTAGCAGCATCCCTTATGTCTGCATGGAGTCGCTCTGTCCTCTGAATCTCTTCGTTAGTCATATTCTTTTCTATATCCTCTTTGGTTTTTATTATATCAGGTATATCATCTGCTGTAAAGCTATGATCGACTTTTTCGGACATTTTTTTCCTGGAAAATTTTTTTGGATTTGAGGTTTTTGAAAAACCAATTTCAAATTATATTTATCGCTCGACTGGATACTTTTGTAGGTTAGGGGAGTCTTCGTTTTTTGAAATCGCTTGGCGACCCCTAAGTAACAAAAAAGGGGGCAAATACTGCCCCCTAACTGTTAATAACTCATGCGGTGACTAATTCACATTTAAAACCACAACTTCGGTAGTAATATAACATATCCATTGCAGATTGCAGTGATGGAAATGATATTAATCGAGGGTGATTCTGGTCACTATCTGTCCAATAGCGAATTAATTGCGGTCCGATTGTGTACATAATGAAGAATCAATTTGACAAAGGTTGTTGTTTCTTTTCTCTATCATATTAGAGAAAGAATTTATTATATTAGCACCCACGATTGTGGACACTAATATAAAAGAAATAGCAAGGGTCACTCTCATAACTGTCCTAGTGGCGGTCTGAGATGTACCAAGTCCCACCCGTGGGAACCTCGCGAGGCATCCAGTTGTTTTCCTGGAGTGCGGTGAGTGCT